CGAGATTTTTGGAGAAAATCAAGTATTAATGAGTTATAATTTTAAAAATATAACTGTTAATACTTGTATTAATCTAGATTATAACAACCGAGTGAGTCATTGTAATAATATGTTAAATACTAGTAATAAACAACAATTAATAATTAATAAACAACAATTAATAATTAATGAACAACAGTTAATAACTAATAAACAATTTAAAGTTGATTTAAACCTAGAAAATTTTGGGAAGAATTTTGAAGAAATTTTGAAAATATATCCACATTTTTTTTGCGCACGAGACGCGCATGAATTAAAAATAACATTTTGGAGATAATATAATGCAATATTTACCTTTGCTTTTATTTATTTTTGCAGCAATTTCGTCTACTCATATCGTGGTTGGATCGTCTATTTTTGGACCTTTGCGAAAATATTTAATGAATTATGAAGAAAATAGTTTTGTTATAAAAAAGTTTAAGGATATGATTTTATGTTATCAGTGTTGTGGATATTGGATTGGAGTAATTTATGCTTTTATATTCTCTCCTTTTCTGTTTGAACAAAATTTTATAGAATTTCTTCTTTATACTTTTTTAATATTTGGTCCAATAAATTCACTTTTTTCGGATTTAATTTATAGATTAAAACAATACATATGTGAGGAGTGTGGATAAAAATGGTAGAAATAAAAATAATTACGATCAAAAAAGCATTGCAAGATAGGAAATTTAGAAGTCAATATCCAGAATATCAAAAAGAAATAGATGAATGGATAAATAATCCTGATTGTAAATGTAATGCTCCTCTTTATAATGCTATTCTTGCTGATATAGATAGATTAAAAAAATATTTTGGAGACGATTTAGTTATTGTTGATCCTCCAATGTCCGAAGAACCAGAACAAGTAAATCAATGGTCTGTAATTAATTGTCATATTGATGAATTAGATAGCCATCTTCAAGGATTATCTCATGGCCCTAAGTTTATTACTATTGCGAGATGGGAAGATCAAATTACTGTAATTATTAATGATCCTATTTTTAATTAAATTATATTAGCTTTATTCATAGAAAATAAATATTTATATTTATTTTTGATTTCTGGAGACCATTTATCTAATGGAATATATTTTGCATATTTAGATTTGATTAATTTTTCTTGTATATAGATGGTCATGTGATCTTTAGAAATTTTCATTCCTAATAATTGTTCTGGAGATTTACGTAGTAACCATTCTGTGTCTTCTAAAAAAGAAATACAATTTTTTAAAGATCCCTGTAAATGATATAAATGAGCACCATCATTTTTTATAATTTTTAAGTTATGTTCTTTTGCTTGTTCTTTTTGTATATCTTCACTTTTAATATACTTATTGCGGTCAAAACAAATGCTTGTAATTACAATGATTAAGTCATTTATATTTTCATTTTCTTCGTTGATAAACGATAAGAAAGTTTTCATAATATATTATTTATCAATATTAAGGGATTATTGGTTCATTTATTTCTTGATTAAATTTTTGAATATCTATATTTTTTCTTATTTCACATCTTTGAATCATCGTTTTGGGATAAGTATCATATTTATCTAAATCTACTAACCACATATTATCATATTTATATTCACCCATTGAAATTGCATTTTTATAAAATCTTTGAGCATATTTATATTTTCCGATAAAAGTAAAAATATCTCCGATCAGGCACCAAAATTCTGCTATATTACAATTTAAAATTAATTGAGCAAGCATTATTTCCATTGCTTTTTGATAATTTTGAAGATGATATACATGAATATAAGATATTAAATATCTCATATATAGTTTTCTAATATTTATATCATCTCCTAAATAATGATGAAGAAACTTTTCAGCATGAAGTAATGCTTTCATATGTTTTCCAATCAAGTGATATTCTATAGCGATATAAAAATTGTTATCTAAATCATTTGGGTTTTCTTTTAATTCATTTTCTAAAATATGAATATTTCTTAATGAAGATCTTGTTATGTTTTGAACATGGTGAATGATTTGTATTTCAGGGTGATTTTTAGGATAAACATCAGGTATTATTCTTTCATGTATTTTTTTTTCGAATTTTATATTTTCTGTATTAAAAAACATTCTTAATTGACCCATAGAAGTACTTCCATGGATAAGTTTGAAAGAATGATATAAATTTTTTAAATTTGAATTTAATAAATCATTTATTCTTTGGATTGATTCTTTTTCAATGGTTTCATCTGAATCAATCCAAAGAATCCAATCTGAAGTTGATTTTTTAATTAATCTATTTCTAGCATATGAAAAATCATCTTTCCATTCGAATACATCTAATTCATCCGCAAATTCTTTGCAGATTTCATATTCTTCTTTTGATGTATCTCCAGTGTATCCTATTATGTATTCAGGATCTAAATCTTTGACAGACTCTAGACACTGACGAAGATAAGGTTCATCGTGTGTTGTTATTATGTTTATCGATATTTTCTTTTTCATAACAAAGTTTTATTAATCTTTCATAGTTTTTAATTTTATTTTCATCTGTTTCTAAATCTTTTGAAGTATTAAAACACCCTCTGCTTTGTGAATACATTTGTAAATTCATATAACAATATCCGCTCAGATCATATATCCATTGTAATTCAGGATTAATAGACATTGCAGTAAAGCAGGCTTTTAAACATCCTTGATATTGTTTGTTCTCAAAACAAAGCTTTGCATTTTTTTCGTATTGTTTTATCATAATATTAAAAAAAGTGAGAAATTTATGTGCTCATATATATATTAGATATATACCAAATTGTTTCGTGCAATTTTTTTACGAATATATTGCAGAGAAACCTTCGGTCATGTGAAAGAAAAGAATTGAAACGAAAATAATATAAAAATTTTTTATAAGGCATAAAAAAACATGGCGCGTTGGTTAGAAAGTGAAATTGATATATTAAGAAATTATTGTAATTGTTTATCTAAAGAACAATTACTAAATATTTTACCACACAGAACATGGATTTCTATTAAGAGAAAAGCATTAAGATTGAATCTTAACATGAAGTCATTAAATTATTGGTCAGACAAAGAAATTCAAATATTAAAAGAAAAATATTCAATTTTATCAAAAAAAGAAATATTAAGTTTATTTCCTAATAGATCTTGGATTTCCATAAATCATAAAGTTAAAAATATTGGTATTAAAAAAAGAAATTTTGTTAAATTTATCGATTTATCTAAACTGCTTGATAATAATGTCAAATCTTTTTATTGGATGGGTTTTTTATTAGCAGATGGACATTTTTCTTCTAGAAATGGTATTAGATTAGCAATAAAAAAAAGCGATGAATCGCATTTTCAATCATATGCCAATTTTATAAATTATAAAAAAAATATAAAATCATATAAAAATGGCATTGAATTTAATTCAGAAGATTTATGTTCGATTACAGCTTCAGATACCATATTAGTACCAAAAATTAAAAATAAATTTTTTATATCAAATAGAAAAACTTATAATCCTCCTGATTTAAAAAAAATAAGAAATTTATATAACGATGAATTATTTTTTAGTTTAATAATTGGATTTATTGATGGAGATGGATCTATAACTAAGAAAAAAAATGGAAATTCTATTATCCTAAAAATAGGATGTCATTCTAATTGGTTAGATAATCTTATTTTAATATTTAGTTTTTTACATGATTATTTTAATGTAGAAATAACTTCAAATGTTCCAGAAATTGATTCTTCTGGCTTTGCTGTTTTAAGAATATTAAAATATCCGCTTCTTCAAGAAATAAAGAAAAAATGCATTGAATTAAAAATTCCATTTATGAAAAGAAAATGGAACAAAATTGATGAAAATAAAGACAGAAAAAATATGTCTTGGACACAAAATGAAATAAGTTCATTAACCAATAACTATAAAAAAATTAATATAAAAGAATTATCTGATCTTTATGGAAGATCAGATAATTCTATAAGGATGGCAGTTAGTAAATTTATTGCCAATGTGTAAAAAAAATGACGCAACAAGAATATATTAACAATAAGGATTTTCAAGAATTAATTTTATCTCATTTAAAGAACTTAGAAGATGAAGATATACGAAATGAAATAACATTATGTTTTTACTTGTTATCCAGTAATATTATACAAGCTTTTAACTTTAAATTAATCGATAAAGAAGATGCTTTACAGGAAGGAGTTTTGGCTTGTTGGTCTAAGTTGGATAGATTTGATCCTGAAAGAGGAAAAGCTTTTAATTGGTTCACAACCATTATACTTAATCATTTCAGACAACTTTATAGATCATGCAAGAATGATATAAATCTAAAACGGAAGTATATAGAGAGGCAAGCAATTGGCAAAACGACGGCCGTCTTTGAAGGGTCATCTGGAGACCTTGCTGAGTATGTCACATATCGAATTAGACGAAATCTTGAATAAAATCAGGAATCTCAGTCCAGAACATGAAAAACTAATTACAATTCTTTTTGAAGAAGAAGATGTATATACTAACAAAGGAAGACTTAATAAATCAGCTCTTTCTCGAATGATGGGAATGAAATCAAAAGAGATAGAAGATTTGTTTTATGATTGCCAAAAAGAGATGTCAATATGAGAAATTCAATCGAGGAAACTATTAAAAATGAATCCATTTCAAATGAAATGAGAAAATTTTTTTTAGAGTTTGGATTAAACATTGATCAAATGTTTGAAGAAACTAATCTTGATGAAATTCTTACAGAAGAAGTAACTGATGGCGACATAAGACAAATTATCAATTTAGTAAAATCTATAGAAGGTTCAAATAACGCTCATAAAATATTATTCGCTGCCGGCCTTTTAGAAATCAGATCTCAAATTACGAAAAATCACGAACAAATTGCAGATACCAAAAGACAACTAGAAAGAAGTTTTAAAGATGTATCTTATCAAATTGATAATATGAATAGAGAGAATTCAGTAAAATTGAATTCTCTCTATTATAAATTAAATAATCTTGAAAAACTTTTAGCTTCTAAAGTCAAATAATTGTTTTATGTTGGAATCGTATATTGTACGGCTCTATCATATCTTAGGGAAAAATTTATATCTAAAGTTTCACTTGAGGAGTAATCAACTTCGCCCCAGGTTATATTTACTGGCCAGCATCCTTGAAGAATCCAGTATTCAATTTTGTTTCCATGGCCATCTAGTAATTCTAAAGTTGCTATTTTTTTGGGATATCCGATAGAAATATCCGTGTTATAATAAGTGTCTTGGGCTGCTGGATTAGCTTGTCCAGTTTCTGGATTATAGAAAGCCTTTATCCATCGATATAAATAGTCTTCTCCTTTCAAATCATATACTACTACATCGATTGAGTCCCATGTTGGCTTTGCAGGTAAATAAATAGTTTCAATTACGTGTTGTATTTCCTGTTCATTAAAACTTATTGATGGTCTTGAAGATATTTTACATATATGTCCATCATTTTTTTTTGTTCCAGGAGATACTATATTTCCTTGAGATTGCCAGCCTTGACCAGCATACCCATAGTCTGAAACAGTAAAAAGCCATCTAAACTTTCGTTTAAAGACGGCTTGTTCACTGCCTAATCGACCAATGTCCATTGTACTTTGGCCCATGTTTAATCCCTATTCATTAAATATTTTCTGCTCCGCCTGTATTTCCATCAGCGTTTCCAGGGAAGAATTGTGCTCTATCAAATCTAACTGTGAACTCAACATCCGCAGTATCGCTTGAAGCATAATCAAGATCTCCCCAATTAACTGATTGAGGCCATGCGCCGATTAACCACCATGTTTCCATGACAGAACCGTGTCCGTCATGCATCTTGATAGTTAAATTTCTCTTATATTCAGCGTCGTGATCACCCATATCTAATAGATCATATCCATTAGGTTGAAGAACGTTATTTGTGGAAATATTCCACGCTGTGTTCAACCATTGATGAAGAATTTGCTCTCCAGTTGAAGCACTGTTGAGAGAACCATCTCTTTTAACATCATATAATGTGACGCCAACTGAATCCCAAGTTGGTTTTCCTGACAACCAGTGTTTTTCATGAAGGTGGTTGATTTCAGTTTCTTCAATATTGAGTGTTGGTCTATTGGCTAATTTAGCCATCCAAGCTTCTGTAAAACCTTGGCCGCCATCACCACTGAAATAAAGAGTCCATCTAAATTTTCGTTTAAAGACTATGTCTTCATTTCCGATTGGACCGATATCCATTAATGCCATTTTGATTTCTCCTTAATCATATTTATCTTAAATATATATATTCCATTTTTTTAATTTTTGGAAGAATCTGTGGTTAAACAGATTCTTCCAACGTTATTTAAAGCACTGATTCATCGAACGTTCCAGTTCTATGGATCGTGAATTCGATAAAGATAAATTCAGCAACCTTCGTTGGTTGAACTCCAATTCTGGCTCTCATTTCATTTCTATCGATGACTTCAGGAGGATTAAGTTCTTCATCACATTTAATTATGAAATCATATACTCCTCTTCCTGATTTAATTTCGTCAAGAACTGCAGTTGCCATTCTAACGAACTCACCTCTGAGAATCTCATCGTGTGGCTCGAAGAGCAAATATCTTGAACGGAATCTGATTGTTTTTTCCATGTAAAGCATTAATCTTCTGACATTAACTCTATCGAGAGCAGTTGCTCTACGTTGAAGCGTTTTCTGTCCCCAAACGGTTGGACCGTCAATTGGGAAAGGAACGATAACGTTAACAGCATTTCTGTTTCCATAAAGTGCGTCTCTTTCTTGAAGATATGCATATGTTTCAACGTCTTTAACGGTTGGCATAAGTCCGCGTCTTAATCCGGCGGGTGCTGCCCAAACATTAGCGGCTCTTTCGGAATTAGCATAAACTCCGCAAACCGATCCTGTAGGTGGTACCCAAACATCGACGGCATTAAAAGGATCACGAATTT